GCCACACAACTTAGATAAGCGTGGTCGTATTTATCCAATACCTACATTTAATCATCAGCGTGCTGATCACATACGAGCTATGTTTCAGTTTGCTAATGGAAAACCACTAGGTAAAAATGGTGCGTACTGGCTTGCTATTAGTGTAGCTAATAATGGTGACTTTGAAAAAGTTAGTAAAAAAAGTCTAAATGATCGCATTAACTGGGTTAATAAAAACCAAAGAGCAATTTATTTGGTTGGTAAAAAACCTGGTCTTACAAGAGACATATGGCAAAACGCTGATAAGCCTTTTAGTTTTCTTGCAGCTTGTATTGAGTTTGCAGCATACATGGAAGAAGGCGATAGCTATGTATCTTACTTACCTTGTTCACTTGATGGTACTAACTCTGGTGTTCAACATTATTGTGCCGCACTAAGAGATGCTGAAGGCGGTTCAACAGTAAACTTAGTTCCTCATGATATGCCTGCAGATGTTTATCAAATAGTTGCAGACAATGTTACAGATCAAGTTAGATCTGATACAGAAAATTATGAGCTTGCTAAGATGTGGCTTGATTACGGTATTACAAGATCAGTTGTAAAACGTAATGTTATGACTTTTGCTTATTCATCTGAAAAGTATGGATTTAAGCAGCAACAAATGGAAGATCTAATGAAGCCTTTAGCAGATGATGTGCTAGATGGTATCATAAAAGAACACCCATTTGGTGAAGACGGAGGTCATAAAGCTGCAAGTTATATTGCTGATAAAGTTTGGAAAGCTGTCAATGTAGTAGTTAATAAAGCTGCTGTTGGCATGAAGTTCATTCAAAGATGTGCATCACTTTGTGCACATGAAGCAAAACCATTAACATGGGTTACTCCAATTGGTTTACCTATTGTTCACGCTTACCAGCAATGGGATATAAACAGGGTACGTATATTTTTATATGATAAAGAAATAAACTTAGCTAATGCTAGTGTAAATAGTAAAATTACACCTGATGGCGATGTTTACAAATGTATCATGTGTAATATACGCACTAAGCCAAAAGGCACTATAGATAAAATTAAACAGCGCAATGCAGCTGCACCTAATTTTATTCATAGTTTAGATGCTAGCCATCTAATGTTTACAGTTCTTGCAGGTATTGAAGATAATATTCATAATTATCTTTTAATTCATGACTCTTTTGCAACTCATATGGCAGACACTGAAAAGTTCTTTTATCTAATAAGAGAACAATTTGTTGCTATGTATGAGCATTTTGATGTCATGCAAGATCTTCACGATACTACCTATGAGCAGCTAAGCCCAGCTGGCCGTTCAAATATGGTCGAGACACCTGAAAAAGGTGAACTAAATATAAATCAAGTATTAAGGAGTGACTATGCATTTGCGTAAGCACACTAAAGATTGGCAAAGTCTTTATGGCGATAGAGTTCATAGAGATGATGAAAAGGATCATTGGATAGCTACAGCTGTTGCACTGGTTCTTGAAAATAAAGCTATACCAGTTGATGTTTTAGCTAATTTAGACATGCACGGTGTAAGCATAAACTGGATATTTAAAGAAGCAGCAAGTATGTCTTCTAATCCAAATCAAACTAATTGTTATGTCATAGGAGAAAACTAATATGGCTAAAGCTAAATTTACAAGCCCTAAAGGTACAGCTATGTGGCCGTGGTTATCTAAACCTGACACTAGGTATGATGCCGAAGGTAAATATAAAAGTGATCTTATTGTTAAAAAAGAAGATGCTAAAGAATTTGTTGAATCGGCCAAACAAATTTTTATAGAAGAATTTGGTGAGAAATCACTATCTAAAGCAAAATGGCCTTATATGAATGACGATGAAGCTGGTGGTTTAAAAATAAGAGCTAAATCCAGTAAAAAACCTATGTTAGTTGATGCTAAAGGTAACGTCATAAAAGGAGATTTAGCAGTTGGCAATGGTTCAACTATTAAATTAGCAGGTATACTTAATACATATTCTGCTGGAGGTAACATTGGTGTTACTGCATATCTAAATGCTGTTCAAATAATAGACCTTGTTGAGTTTGGAGGTTCACAGTTTGAAGAAGAAGATGGATATGTTCATGAAAATACGGAGAGCACTAGTGACACAACGGAAGAGTTCAACGACTTTTAAGAATATAAAGTTTGTTAATAACTATCGTAGTGGACTAGAAGCACAAGTAGCTGATCAACTTGATAAAAGTGGAATAGAATATGAGTATGAAACATTAAGATTACCATACAAGCTAGATGCTAAATATATTCCTGATTTTATCATTGGAGACATGATTATAGAATGTAAGGGGCGCTTCACATCAGAAGACCGCAGAAAAATGCGATTAGTAAAAGAGCAGCACCCTAATCTTGACATAAGAATTGTGTTTTCTCGTTCATCATCAAAAATAAACAAAGGAAGTAAAACCACGTATGCCAATTGGTGTACTAAATATGGTTTTCCCTTTGCAGATAAATTAATTCCAAATAAATGGTTAGGAGAGTAAATGTCGCAAAGTAGTGAAATGTTAACTCACATGAAACGTGGGAAAAGACTTACTAGATTAATAGCTTTATATGAATATAGAGTTCAAAACATAACTGCAAGAATACGTGATCTTAGAAAAGCTGGTTGGAATATAAAAACCACTAAAAGACGCGATGCGCATAATGCAATATATGCTGAGTATTATCTTGGCAAACCTCATAAATTAGCAAGTTAAACAGCGGGGCTTCGGCCCCGTTTTTTTTAGGAGTTTATATGAACGCAGATTTAGTTTGGAAACAAGCACTGCAAGACTGTGGAAAAGATTTTCATTATGAAAGCAGTCCTAGAAACTTAAAAATTAGAGAAAGACTAAATTATATTTATACAGTTGACATGAATGAACCAATAATTTGTAACAAAGCTAGAAATCTTAATTACAAATTTATGTTTGGTGAAGCAGCATGGATTTTAAAAGGCAGAAATGACTTAGAATACATATCAAATTTTATGAAAAGTTACGCAAAATATAGTGATGATGGCTTTACATTAAATGGTGCTTATGGTCCTAAAATTATGGATCAATTATCATGGGCAGCTAATGAACTTAAAGAAGATAATGACTCAAGACGTTGCTATATTAATATATGGCGTGAACGCCCAGGCAAAAGTAAAGATATTCCCTGCACTACAGGTATGCAATTTATTATAAGACAAGGACGATTAAATGCATTAGTTAATATGAGATCGCAAGACATAGTATATGGTATGACATACGATGTATTTACATTTACTATGGTAGCTAAAGCATTACAGCTATTGTTATTTTCTTACTATAATCTCATGGTCGATATGGGTGAACTATGCGTAAGAGCAGGATCAGCTCATATTTATGAACCTGATTATTATAAATTAGATGACTGGATTAGTAATCAAGAGTATGACAAAACAGCATCTACATCATTAAATTCAATACTAAGTTCAACAATTACTGTTGGAAGTTTAGCTGATAAATTAGATAAACAAGGTCACGCCTTTGGTAATAATTGAAGGTACTGACGGTACAGGCAAAACCACTTTAGCTCGTGCAATTGCAGACTATATAGGTGGTCAATATTTTCATTGTAGTTATCATAAAGACTGGAATATAGAAGTCTATCACAGGCACATTTTACATACTGCTGCTAGGTTAGAGTCTCAAGCAAATATTCCATGTGTAATAGATAGATTTGCATTAAGTGAAGAAGTGTATGGTTATGCATATAGAGATGCACCATCATATGACACTGTTGCATTAATGAACGAAGCAATAGAGCATTATAAGCCAATGCTAATTCTTTGCAGCAATGAAAATGCAGAACAAAATCATGAAATTAATAAAGAAAACCGAGCTGAAATGTTTGATACAATTAAAGGTATTTCAGAGGCATATCAAAGACTTGTTTCAATGGGTAGATATGGTCAGTGGTTTAAATATGATTTTGATAAAAACAATTTAACTCAGTTTATTTCTAGTTATTTTAAGGAGAGATAATGTCTACATTAGTTGCAGATGTTTATGCTTTACAAGCAAAATATGGTTTTAATCACGAGCCTTTAAATAGTGAAAAACTAGCACTTCGAGTTGATCAAGTTGAAGAAGAATTTGAGGAATTACTCTCGGCATTTACAAACAAAGATGCTGAAGGAATGGTTGATGCTTTAATCGATATAACGGTGTTTGCATTAGGTACTCTGGCAATTGCAGGGGTTGACGTAGAAGAGGCATGGCAAGAAGTTCATTTAGCCAACATGTCTAAAATACGCGGCACTAAAGAGGGACGCGACCACAGTGGTGGTTGGGATTTAATTAAACCTAAAAATTGGGAGGCACCAGACCATGCAGGAAACCTCGGCTTCATTCCAGACGCACTCGAATTGTGAAGCATGTGGAAGTAGCGATGCAAAGGCCATTTATGACGATGGCCATGCATACTGCTTTTCATGTAATACATATTATGGAGGAGAAGATCAAGAACCCAATAGCACACCAACTGAGTTCTCCAAAACTACGGCCTCGAATAACCAAGCAGCGCAAGCGGTATACTCGCAAGGTAAAATTCAAGAACTCAAAAGCCGAAATATCTCAGCTGATACAGCGAGGCATTTTGGCTATAAAGTTGGTAGTGGTAGACATCTTGCTCCTTATTTTAAAAATGGAAAACTTGTTGCGCTTAAGACACGCGACCAAAATAAAAATTTTAGTGTTGTTGGTGAAGGTTCGAAGTTACCACTATTTGGACAAAACCTACAAAGCAAAGGTAAAAGACTATTTGTAGTAGAAGGTGAACTAGATGCACTTTCTTTATCTCAGGCATTAGGAAATAAATGGCCTGTAGTTTCTGTACCTAATGGAGCTAAGTCAGCACCAGATGCTATTAGAAGAGAACTAGAATATATTATGAACTTTGAGACAGTTGTCTTTATGTTTGATGAAGATAAACCTGGTCAAGAAGCAGTTGCTCAATGTGCTGAGTTACTTGAACCAGGCAAAGCTCATGTAGCTAATTTACCTCTAAAAGATGCAAGCGAAATGCTTAAAAATAATAGAGTTAAAGAGTTAATAAAAGCGGCATGGGACGCTCCGGTTTATAGACCTGATGGTATAGTAGCAGCAAAAGATCTTTTCCACTTAGTGGCAACGGAAGATAAGGTATCAAGTGTTCCTTATCCTTACGATTTTATGAATGATAAAACAAAAGGTCTTAGAAAAGGTGAACTTGTAACTATTACCGCAGGTAGTGGTATTGGTAAGTCAGCTTTTGTTCGTGAAATTGCTCATCACTTATTAACTCAAGGAGATAAAGTTGGTTTACTTTTTTTGGAAGAAAGTATTAAAAGAACTCTTACAGGTTTGGTCAGTATTGATATTAATAAACCACTTCACATTGATAGATCAGGTATTGAAGTGGACCAAATACGTAAGTCTTTTGACAATTTGTTCTCTAATGGGAACTGTTTTGTTTACGATCATTTTGGCAGCGTTACTCTCGAGCATGTCCTTGCTAAGTTACGTTACTTGGCCCACGGAGAACAGTGTAATTGGATTATCATTGATCATCTTTCCATTATGGTTAGTGGTCTTGATGTACCTGATGAGAGAAAAGCCATCGATATGATAATGACTAAACTGCGTACATTTGTTGAAGAAACAGGTGTAGGTATGTTGTTAGTCTCACACTTGCGACGACCTGAAGGAAACAAAGGTTTTGAAGATGGTGCGCAGGTATCACTAAATTCTTTGCGAGGTTCTCATTCTATAGGTCAGTTATCAGACATGGTAATTGGTTTAGAGCGTGATCAACAATCGCAAAGTAATGAAACTGTTGTGCGTGTAGTCAAAAACAGATTTACAGGTGCAACAGGTAAAGCCGGAAGCCTTATGTACAATGAGGAAACTGGCAGATTGGAGAGCATAGATGCAGTTGGTTTTTGATATAGAAGCTGACAATTTATTAGATAATTTAACACAAATACATTGCATAGTTACTAAGGACGTTAAAACAGGTGAAACTGTTAGCTATCGTCCTGACCAAATAGACGAGGCAATAAAAGCATTAGAAAATGCAGACGAAATTATAGGTCATAACGTTATAGGCTATGATGTACCAGCAATTAAAAAGATTTATTTAAAATTTAAACCTAAAAAAGTAACTGATACATTAGTTCTTTCTCGCCTTATATGGCCTAACATTAAAGACAAAGACTTTTTACAACAACCAGACAACATGCCTACTAAATTATACGGAAGATATAGTTTAGCAGCTTGGGGTTACAGACTAGGGAACTACAAAGAAAACTATGCAAACGATTTCACTCAATTCAACGAAGAGATGCTTACTTACTGTGAGCAAGACGTTAGTGTTACTTACAGCCTTTACAAGCATTGCCGCAATACCGGGATTGCTAACAGCGCTGAAATACTCGAACATAATATAGCAGAAGTTTGTTCTAATATGGAAGCAACTGGCTTTCATTTTAACACCATTGCAGCAGCTGATCTGTATGGTCAGCTAGCTGCTAAGCGTGATAAAATAAAAAAATATATGGAGGAAAACTTTGATGGCACTATTAAGACTTATAAAACAAAGCCTTCTGTTACCATTCCGTTTAATCCGTCAAGCAGACAACAAATTGCTAATCAATTTATCAACAAATACCAATGGAAGCCGAAAGACTGGACACCAGCCGGTCAGCCTCGAATTGATGAGGAAACGTTAGGAAAACTAGATTATCCTGAAGCTAAACAGCTAGCAGAATATTTCTTGTTAGAAAAACGCATCGGCATGATTGCGGAGGGAAACAATGGCTACTTACGACTTATCGATGCCTGTTCCAAACTACGGGGTAAGTATATCACAAACGGAGCAATCACAGGAAGAGCAACACACTTCAGTCCAAATTTGGCGCAAGTGCCCTCATTGCGGGTGCCTTACGGTAGCTCAATTAGAAAGTGCTTTACCGTGCCAGATGGGTGGGCCATGGTCGGCTGCGACTTGTCGGGCATCGAGCTTAGATGCCTTGCGCACTACTTATCTAAATGGGACAAAGGAGATTATGCCAATATAATTTTGTCAGCAGATATACATACTGCAAATCAAAAAGCAGCAGGATTACCAGATCGTGACGCTGCTAAGAAGTTTATCTACACACTTGTTTATGGTGGTGGAGATCAGAAACTAGGCGAAATTATTGGTAAAGGTAGAGATGCTGGTAGAGAAATGAAGAATAAATTCTTTAAATCTATACCTGCATTTAATGCTTTAAGATCAGCTGTAGAAAATGCGTTGAATGTAAAAAACTATTTAATAGGATTAGATGGAAGATTTTTATATCCAAGATCACAGCATGCAGCATTAAATACCTTATTACAATCAGCAGGAGCATTGGTAGCTAAGCAATGGCTTATATTAGCCTTTGAAGATATTAGCAAAACTTATGAACATGGTTGGGGTAATCAATTTGTATTTTCAGGTTGGATACACGACGAAGTTCAAGTGTCTTGCAGAAAGGAAATAGCAGAAGATGTCGGTAATAGACTTAGAAGAGCAGCGGAAAAAGCTGGCGAACACTTTAAATTCAGATGCAAAGTTGACGCAGAATACAGCATCGGAACTGATTGGGCTGCAACCCACTAAAGAAGATGCAGAAGCAGTCGAAGTATTATGTCAGGCACATTTCAAGGGTTTTACAACAAAAAGTGATTTTGCAAGAAGACACGCAGACACTGTTGCAATGCTAACTAGATGCCAACTGATATCTACTGAAATAGGTAGAAATACTTGGACTAACATATTTAAAATTACAGCTGAAGGTCTTCAATATTTAGAAGAGCTTTTACAGGAGAGTTTAAACAATGAAACACCTATTGATTGACGGTGATGGAGTTGCTTATAGCATTTGTGCAGGTATGGAGCATGAAGTTAGATGGGACGACGATTTACATACGCTACACTCACGGTTAGAAGATTGTGTCGATGTACTTAATAAGTACGTTGATCATCTTGAAAAGACATT